GAGTTTTTTCTTTGCTAATTTATTATTATAATCCATGATGTTGAGTTCATATTGAGCATTTCTTGCATTTTCTGCTAAAACATCTTCAGGTGTTCCATCAAGATCAACTCCTGATTTTAAATATAATACTTCGGTGTTAGCTTGATTTTGTTTAAATGAACGATTGAACTGAAAAACTTGATTGCTGAATTGTGCATCAACAACTTCTTGTTGCTGTTCAATAACTTTGGCTGCTCTCTCAAAACCTTTTTGATTTGCGATACCAGTTGCTTTGGCAGCACTTGCTGCTTGAGATGCACCAATTGCACCAACAACTCCAGCTGCCGCAGTGGCAGCAATTGCAATAGGAGCTAAAGGAGCCATTACGCTACCCTCGCATATCTAACGTAATCTTGTTGCATATAATCGTACTTTTCCATTAATCCCTCTGGTTTCATTCCTAAAAATTTTGCAAAGCGATGACCGTCTTCAAAGTTATGAAGCACAGCAGTTTGCAATCTATGTATTTCTTTTTCTTTAATTAAAATGTCTGTATATTTTTTTATAGTTCGTGCAACTTCAAATGGATAATTATTTATTTTGCTCGATGCAATTACCCATCCTTCATAGCAGCCTTGCCAATATTTTATGACACCACCACAAACGATTGGCTCTTTATTTTTGACACCAGTAAAACAATAATCAACTTCTAGATCATCAATAAAAGATAGATCTGTCTGAACACCTAGCAATTGATTATTGATATTATTAAAAATTAAATATCCGTGTTCTTTAATAAATGGTCTGACTTCCATTATCCATCATAAGTATTGAGTTGTGGGAACAACGCAGTAATAGTCATGGGTAAGGGTTGCTCTTGCTGGATATAGACAAAACCATCTGTTTCGTAATCTGAATTAAATTCTATTTGTTTGTCACCAGAAAATAATTTGACCGCTTGATCCATTGGCATAGAACTATCACGAAATGGTATTAAATCTGTTTGTGTACTATTACTACCTATTTCAGCACCAACAGTTTCAAAAAATCTTGCAGTTATTTCTTGTATTCTTTTTACTTTGCCTTGTGCAGAACCATCAGCACTACCACTTTCTATTCTCATAGTTTGCAGCTTAGATGTATATTTTAATCCAACTATGGCTTTTGTAACAGAACGATCAAGAGATATTGCACCACTAGAAACTACTTTGTCTGCATGAGTAGATCCGTTAGCCAGGATAGATACTGTTTGACCCTCTAAGTGACTTAATCCTGACAGTGTTGTTGTAGCACTTCCAGAATATACTAAACCACTATCCAGGAACCAGGCATCTTCAATGTTTGATCCAAAGTCAAAAGGTTGTAAATATTCTATGTATCTAACTGTACTGCCATTGACAGTTCTTTTTACAATCATGTACAAAGTATCTTCACCTCTTGAAGAAGTTACTGTGTTTGATATAGCAGCAACACTTTCTACTTCTGCAATACCATTACCAAAAGCACCACCTAAAATATGTCGATGCCAGGCAACCACATTTTCAGATCTTTGATATGTCATACCAGTAAGCACGCCATCAGATCTGACAACCCAAACAATACTGTCTGGCTCTTGCTGATAAGTCCAGTTTGTAAAACCAGTACCCACACCTGAACCACCAATATGTTCTGCCAGGATAGTTAGATCTGGTGCCACATAACCATCACTGTTGAAATCAAAAACAAGCTCTCGTACTTTTTTACCAGCACGTTGTACAAATAAAACTCTGTTACCAGCTAGCAGTGCATCTACATCTGATGTTCCGTAACCAGCTTGTCTTTTTATCTGGATGTTAGTTGGTGTAATCGGTTCAGCGGAAGATGAAGCTGTTGCAACAAACTCACCGCCAGTTGTTCCTATTAAGAGTGTACGCAAACCTTTGATATACTTGATAGCATTCACCTGATCAGAACCAATTGTAAATGTCATTCCATCCGTAGCATTCGTACCAGTTGTCATGTTTTCAAAATCACCTGACTTTGAAAAAAATAATTTTTGTGGATCATTGTTTGTACCAGCAAAAACTAAACGCTCTTCAAAAAATGTAACACTACTAGGAAAATTATTACTGGAGGAAAATGGATTATTAGTAGGTGCATACAAAGTCAAACTCCAGGATGTATGAGATGACCTGGAAAGTTTTCTTGGTTGATGTGAGGGATGTACAATAAATAATACATCTGCGGATTGTGCAAACTTTAATTCATTTGCTTCTGAAGCAGAGTAGGGTGTTGATATTTCTACAGCAGTACCACTATTTAAAACTTGACCACCATCTTTGTAAACTCTCATGTACTGATTACCAAACTCTAGTACATAAGTTTGTGTGGTGCTAAATTCAAAAGGTATAAGTCTTGCTTCACCATTACTTTTAGTAGCAGCAATAAAACGAGTACCTGGTCTTCTTGTAGCTCCACCATGAGGATGTACAATCATGTTTTCTAAAGTCTTACATCCTGAGTAATACTTTTGTAAATCTGTTCTACCATCTAAACGTGGAGATAACTCACCTGATGTAAAGTTGGTAAACGCAAACGTAGAACGTGGCATAATTTACTTTTTCTTTTTTTTCTTTTTCATACGCAACTTTTGAAAGTCAGCTGCATCAATTTTTTTTCTATTACCACCCATGGCAGCAATTTTTTTTTGTTTTTTTGTATATTTTGTTCCTGGCATTATAACCTCGAGTTAATAAAGTCATTAGCTTGTATACTAACGTCATCGTCTGCGGTTCCTTCTGTAGCATCAACAAAGCGTGCATCTTTTAATTTTTGCTGATACAGACCAAACATTCGATCCATTAGTGTAGATGACTGTGTTATGGGATAAGCCAGCTCGGCTGCTAGCCTGGCTGACAATGTTTCTATTAAAGAACTATCGTATAATGTTGTGTCTACAATTTTAGCCACATACAAAATTTTCATAGTGTCTTCGTCTGTTAAAAGTTTTCTTCCTTCTATTCTAAATTTTTCGTTATTCGATAAGTTTGAGTTTTCTGATCTGAGAACTCTCAAACAATCTGCTGGTAATGTGTAAGCACTTGCAAACTCAAATACTGGTGCGGTTGTGTCTTTTGCTAACTCAACACGCTTTTGTAAACAGTTCCAGGGATGCTCACGGAAAACGGCATCTCTTACTAATTCATACCTCTGATTACACAATCGTGCATTCTTGGATGTTTCAGTAAGGCTGATAATAATGTTACCGCCTAACATATTTAAAGCTGAATTACATATATCAACGACAGACGCCATTTTCTCTCCTTTTGTTTATTGTGTGAACAACACCCAACATTTAATTGTACCAGTTGCAGAAGCTCCGCCTGTGGTAATTAAAATATCAGTTGATGCTGTTGTTCTGTGTCCAACACCAGTCATTGCAGCAATCGCTGCACCAGTTGATGAACCAGCTAACATAGACTGGGTTTGACCAGCCACGTTCCAAGTAGATGTTGCAGCAATATATCTGTCATCATCATCCGCATCTCCAACTTTTAAAGTTACAGATCCACCGAGTGCATCACATTTAAGGATTACATCGTGAATTGTAGCATTTGCTGGAATTCTTGCGATTGTGATATCAGATCCTGATCCTAAAGATGAGGCTTCAAATGTTCCGTGGAACACTTTCATTTCCCCACCAGCAAGTTCTGCATCTACTTTGACGACTGGAGTTGCATCCATGTTAGTTACTTCTACGCCTTTTACACTAGCCATGATTTACCTCCTTACGCCTCGTGTGCCTGAATAGAGACAACTTTATCTTCTTCCATTCTTGTTGCACCGATACTCATGCAGTAATAGATTTGAGTTGCATATCCTTTATCGGAACGCTCATCAATTCTTGACATGACATCTTTACCAACTGCCAGTTTGATACCGTCAGCTGCGTATGCAAAGCAAAGTCTTTTTGAAGAAGCAATACTTAGTCTGTTAGATACGATGAATTGGAAACCCATAAATGTGTTTACTTCACCAGTTACTAACGCTCTGACTGTATTAAAGTCAGCACTTGTGACTGAAGTTGTGCCTAATAGATCATCTATTTGTCTTGGTGATACAACGATGTATCTTGGTATTGACGCATCAACAGAATTAAGATCCATAATTCTTTTGGCATTTCTTAATTTTGCAATTGTTAATCCGTCTGTTCCACTTTCTGTGATTGCTTGTCCACCAGGTAGTGAGGTAGATGTACCTCCACTAACTCCAGTAAATGCAACACCAGTAGCCGCTGAAATGATAACATCATCCATTGCTCTACCCATCGCAAAAGCTGCTGCTTGTGCGTAAGTAGATGTAGGATCAATTAAAGTTCTCACTTTATCTTGATCATCAATGAGATCTGCATACTCATAATCCGCCAGAGATACTCTTCTCCGTGCGTGTGGAGTATCAAGCTGGGGGGTCGGAGCGTGCCTCGTTGTTCTCACTTGTGCTGTTACACTACCGATCTGTTCAAAGAAAGCGTTTTTGCCTTGTACAGTTTCACTGTCAACTTTATCTCTAAGGAGTGATCCTTTTTGTTGAGAAAGAAGTTGTACGTTATTACTATACTGTTCCACAAAAGCTGTGGTTATTTGTGAAGACATAAGTCTTTTCCTTTCTTATTGTTGATTGATTGATTAACAGAGTAGCTACCGTAAATACGACTTCTCTTGGATTTTAAGACTTTTGGTCTGCTTTCTTTCCAGCTGTCTTCGAAGAACGCTTTGCGTCTACCTTCGTAATCCAGGCAAATAATTCATCTGCCGTAGAATTCCATTCTTTCTTTTGATATTCCGTACCACTTTCAAAAACCATCCTGGCACATTCCATTCTGATTTCTTCAATATT